CCTGAGCAGTGAGTACTAGTTCCTTGTTATTTCCTGATAGCCCACGTACCCTGTCTGAAAAATTTCTAATAGCATTAGTCGAGGTCACTGACATTTTGTGCATTCCTTAAGCGTTCACGCATTTCAACTTTATCTTTAAATGGTCCTTGGTATGTATTTTCATCCAAGGTAGAAACTTTTGGACAAAAGGCCTGAGCCCAGCCGGTATCAAAACGAATGATATAATAACCCGCAGCATGTAAAGTGCGGCTCTTTTCAGTTTTAGTAAACACGGGTAGTTTGCGCTTTATATCCCAAATTGGATTAAATGCAGGACATTTTGTAGGATAACCCTGTACTGATTCATGTGATTCAACTACGGGCTCTTCAACCTTCTCATCAAAATTAATTGCAAGGTCCCAACAGGCTTTGGTAAGATCATCGTAAACTTTTTCAACATTGTTTACCACAGCCTTAACAACACCTGATTGAGCACTCAAAGTGCCTGCTCTTAAACCATTTGCTTCTAAGATCCAGAACTTGTCTGGCATTACTACTTTAGCTTTTAGCATTAAGCAACGTTCCGGTATAATTCTTCTTCATCCAGTCGCTGTATGCGCTGGCCTGCTCGCTCATTTTAACTAGTTCATACTTGCCGCAGAACTTTAAGAAATGTGTACCAATTTGTAGTGGCACATCTACATTAACAAGACGTTCAATTTCAGCGTCAAACTCCGCTTTAATATCTTCTGGTTGTGCAGTAAGGTCAATGAGTACACGATTACGCTCATAGTCATCAAGCACACGATGTTCAATACCATCGTGGTCAGTCCAACGTTGGAGCATCATGTTGTTCCAGTTGTAACCTTTCTTGCCCATGTCAGCATAGGCTTCAGTAAGGCCAACCTTGTTCTTGCTACCTTTAACACGTACACCAGGGTAGGCACTAAACACATTGTCAGTTGGATCACCACGCATACACTTTTCAAACAGAATCCATTCGGGATCCGGAATGCTCTTAGGTTCTTTGGTTTTCTTGTCAATGACCAATTTACCTCTACGATCAAAGATGCCTTCTAATGTATGAAGTTCGTCCATGACACCGTTGTATTGTTTAACATTGGGGGCCAGCAATTGATGAAAATCGCTGTCAGTGCTGACAATGATGTTTGTGTCCTGAGGATGCGCCTGTATCCAACCAGATATTAAATCATCTGCTTCGAGTTCAGGATGTCGCAGTACGGTACAATTGGTGCGAGCGTCTAGAAAGTCTTTGAGCGCATCTAGGCCTTCCCAAAAAGCACGATCTTCTTCGGCTTCTCGTTCGGTAAGAGCAGCGCGACCTTCGGCTCGGTTACGCTTGTAGGCGGGATAAAAATCCTTGCGCCAACTACGTCCTTCATTGAAGAATATGACATGATCGCCACGTTGATCACGCCAGCACTTGTTTACGCTACTCAATGTCACATGAATAGCAAAAGCCACCTTTTCTTCTGTGCTGCTGGCACGGTGGGCCGAATGGCGAGCACGAAAATACATGTTCGCTAGATCAATAAGTAGATATGTTTTCATGTCGTTATATTAGCAGTTAACGACCAATCCTGTCAACTAATTTCGGAACGTCCGTCGTCTAATCTTTTTTTGTTTATTCTGCGTAATTCGGGATCGGCTTGCTCTTGCTCGTATGTTTCTAAAACAATGTTTCTGCACACAGTTTGAAACCAGCGATCCACAATGACATTTTCGGGTTCGTTGGGTCGATGTTGATAACCTGCTCGAACCAATTGAGCCAAAAATCGATCATTCCAGTCTAATTCAAAAGCACCGGAACCAATGTTTTCTGGATCCAGTTCCACAGATAGAATAGACACATAAGGTTCTCCGCGCTCGTCGGCTAACTCTTTGGCTGTTTTTTTAGATTCTCGACGAGAAGTTTTTTTCTGTTGAGGTTCTGGTGGTTGAACAACAGGCGCAGCCTCAGCGGGCGCATTAGATTCTAATGCGCCCTTGTTAATGGCTTGTTTTAATCGATCAAGGAAACCCATTAGGTTCCCCATTCGTTCTTAAACAGCGGCACCTGAAGTCTATCACTATAACGTAATCCATGTTTCATACAAGCTAGTGCTACGTTTTTGTTATTAAGGCTGTACACTGACTCTACACCGCCTACTGGCATAAGGTAAACCTCACCAGTGAAGCCTTCGTCTCTGAAGGCAATAGTAGCGGCTAGCGCATCGTAGATATCTTGTTCTGTAGCCACAACAAACTTAAGATAAGTCCACCCTAACTCTTGATACTGGCATACAATGTCAGGCTTAATGGCATCTTCCCAACGCTCACCACTGGCAGGTAATTTTGCACTGACACTAAAAGTTAAGCAATCGCGTGAACGATTAGGATTACGGTTAGTCCATGCTATTAAATATCGTTTAAAATCGGGTGTTAACTGTTGAGTACCATTGGTTTCAAAGGTGATTTCTTTGAGATCTTGCATGAACTCATGTTCAAGCAAGTCTGGAAAAGCACGTTGCCAACCCAACAAGGGTTCGCCGCCTGTAATCACAAGATGTTCTCTCATCCACCTTTTGTAGGGTAAGAGTTCTTTAATGCGTTCAACGATCGCCTCTGTTGTAAGTAACGGTGAAAGGTCCTTGAACCTAGGATCCCAACTAGCGTAAGAATCGCAACCGGTACTAACAAGTGGGAGATCTCGATACTGCTTAAACTCTGCAATACGATCTGCAACTTGGTTTCGCTCATTTGATTTTTCTCCTCGTGGCATTCCGAAAGAGTCACATGTAAAATTACAGCCAAATGTTCTTAGGAATACGCTGGGTACTCCCATGTATCGGCCTTCTCCTTGTACACTATAGAATAGCTCACTTATTTTGATTTTGCTCATTATTGATTCCAAAATGATTGATAATGTATGATCCAGGTGTAAATGCCGGATATTGGTAGTTCATGACTGGGCTTTGGTTTACTACACGAGCACATTCTAGCACAACTAGTTCAATAAGTCTACGAGTGCGCTCAGGTTCATAAGTTTTGCTGAACCCAGCCTGTGCTACGAGTTGTTGAGCAAGTTCGTTATTCATTTTTAAAATAATGTTCTAGTACTTCTAATTTATCATGGTAGTCACTGATGTGTGCTAATTCTGCTTCAATTGCTGCCATGATGTCGGTATGTTCTGGTATAGCAATGGGATTAGCCAGCATTACTTCTACATTGGTTACATGTTTGGTAATGTGGCTCTTAAGATGTTCTCGGGTGGCTTCTAATAATCGTTTACGCATTTTCATATATGTTTGACCATTGTTTAAGTTTTAGTTTCTTAGCGGCTGTAGCAGCCACTAACCGATCCGGATCTACTACGCCCTGTTCCACCAAGAGATCAATCATGGCTAGTACATCGCCGATTTCTACCTCTAGGTGTTCGGCATTGGTAGCCGGTTTGCCGGGTTTGAAGTTGTCTAGGCCAAATCTAAAACATTTACTAACTGCCTGTGTAACTTCGGCACATTCTTCTTGAAGAATGAGCAGTGTTTCTCTTACCTTAGGATCCATTCATAACCTCTTGTGTGATATCAAATGCTGTGGCCGGAGCAAGAGTCCAACCTAAGTGTCCATGTCCGGTGTTATAGTATACATTAGATTTACGTCGACTGCGACCTACTCTAGGCATCATATTAGGTGTCATTGGCCGTAAACAAGCATAACTGGAGTAGTCACTGGCGTCAATGTTAGGGAAATTTTGATGTACCCAACGCAGTAAAGGTTCTATGCGATCACGCCGTATATCATAGTTTTCGCCTGCTAATTCGGCAGTACCGGCTACTCTAAATCTTGTGCCCAAGTTAGCAGAAACAATCTTAGCCTGATCATCTAATAAACTAGTTCTAGGCATGGCACGATGTGATGCACCATCTCTTATGTTAATGGTCACACTGTAACCTTTTACTGGGTAAATGCCTAGACTGTCACCTATGCTACGAGCCAATGGTTCGCTGTGCACACCAGCACAAACTACTATGCTGTCGTGACGAGCGTCTAATTCTTTGATGTCTGCGGTATAACTATATTGAAAACTAACTCCGTACTTGTTGACTAATACCTGTGATAATTTTTGACAAAACTTGTGAATGTCGCCGGTCCAGTCCGATTCGGTCCAAGCACCACCAATAATACCGCGACAGTTGTATAAAGTAGGTTCTAACTCACATACTTCACGGTTGTTCAATAGTTCCCAATCGCAGCCATTACCCCTGTACATTTCTTGTACTAGAGCAGCGGCTTGCATGTATTCGGGATCACGGTAAATGTGCAGTATGCCTGAACGCATACGATCAAATTCAATGCCTTCTCGGGCAATGATGTTTTCGTAAAGGTCTCTTGCTACCAAACCCATTTTTATAGTTTGAACGGTATTACGAGCATAATCATTGTTGGCTGTGTGATACAGGAATT